TCCATACCGACTATCGCTGAAGCAGTCACTGAATGAAAATTGAGGTCGTCCCTAAACACCTTAATCATCGTTGGGTCTTGGCTTCTTATTGCCATGAGTCGAGACTCTTGGCCCGAAGCATCGTGCTCTAATAATCCGTATCCAGGAGGCGGGAGCAATAACCCTCTTATCATTTTAACTATTTCAGCGACATTGGCTATCTTCGTCGATTTAGCCCTTGGTAATTGGTGAAGAGCTATGCTGGTCTTACACCTCCCCTGCTTAAATGTGCTGTTAGAGTAGGTCATACGACCGGTATACGTACCAAATAACCTTGGAATTCCGTATATATAACCGTCCTTTGTGTGGGATAAAGCTTCCACCAGCGTCTTGATGTACTTTGAGTGGAGGGTGCTATTTCTCTTAAAATCCATTACTAATTCCATTTTATCTGCCAGCGAAGATCCTCCCTTAACCAAATCGTAATGAATCCACATAAGATCGTCTTTAGCAGTGCTAGGTCCAGTCTTATTCATAGTCAAAGGCTTTAATCCCCACACGTTGAATAGCAGATTACCGAGCTGTTTGCCTGAATTGAGTACCTCTTTGTGGACCTCAAGTCTATTAGACGCCTCGTTCATGCGAGATAGTATTGCCTGCTCAACCTTTGGAATATCTTCCTCAGCAACTCTAATTCCATTTACCCATGAATTAGCTATAGGAACTATACACTTATATTCCACTAACAACCCCGTCCTCTGTACTTCAGGAAGCATGGTTTGAAGTTTCTCAGCCAAAGCTCTAGTCATAATGACATCTAAATTACCTCTAGTTAACCAATATTCTTCGTCTTCCCCAGGCACGACTTTCTTTTCCTTTACCTCCAAGAAATCTTTTATCAGCGGATGGTCAGTCAAAAAAGTCTCACACATATTCGCTAACGAGTACGAAAATTCTATATCCTCAGCCTTTTGACCGTTAATAAGCCATTTACCAAGGAGCATAGTATCTCTCCAGTATATCTCCTTCACCTCAGTTGGAATTCTCTCGCATTTGTGCGGTTCTAACGTGGTGATTAACCACGCTACATCAAATATAGCGTTGTGAGCGTATACTACCTTACCTTTCAAATCTCTTAACAGCGAGCGAACAGAATCCACCCAACCATTTCCCTTATTCTCGATCTGTACTACACTGTTATCTGGTCTACACACTGCGATGGACGATATTTCTGCTCTATTCTGTCTACATCTCCACGGCTCAAGCGCAGCGTACTGTACCATATTTTGGTCTGTGGCTCTTGTCTCAACGTCTAGCGAGTAAATTCTCAATTCTCCTTCACCTCCTCCTTAGCTTCTTGGACATACTTGTCCATCATTCTGAATGCTGCTTTTGCTTTCTCTCGGTGCGCCTGTATAGTGTGTAAGTTCTGATTGTATAAGTGCACAATATCCTTTGAATCCATATTATCATATTTTCCGTGTTCCCTCGTGGTGTACAACATTCCCTTCTCTTGACCTCTTATCTTTCCGTCAGGTCCGACCACATTGAGGATAAATTGTCGTGACATACTGGCTACAGTCTGTCTCCGAATAGGTTTAATATATCCCCGCCTCTTCATCTCTCTGACAACAGATGTCGGGTCTTCTTGCCATTTACCATAAGGCGCTTCGGTTTCCACCACGTACATGAGAGCAGATATTGATATTATGTCGTTATAAGCGAGCATATTATCTTTGTTATCGAAATACACTAAGAACCATTCCTCCATATTAGTGAGAGAGTTGAGCATCATCTCCCGCTTAATATCATTCATCGGGGCCCTTATCACTGCTAAATCAGTCTTAATGACGTGTTCGTACAGGTAATACCTGAGAGTAGATACATACTTCCTTCTCTCGTCTACTTCTATCGCTGACCCGTTTACAAGAGAGAATAACCGATCTACAGCTCCTTTCTCTAATAGCGGAGGGTTATTATCTATTATCCATAACCTCCGGTCGAAGTCTTCAATTGGAAAATAACTACCAGAGTTACCCGCTAACATGAGAGCAGCTGAATTAGGTAATTGGTGCGTCGCTCCTCCTTTTATCTCTACGGATACTGTTTCAGCGGTTATAAGGTTCTTAAGGTGACGCCAGAATGTCACAGACTCTTTTCGACTGTCTCTGTGTACTGGAAATTGAACTTCATCTATGAGATTTACTATGCATCCGGTAGGATCAAAGAATCTACCTGTTATCTCGTCGACTTTAGCTACTCTAGCCTGCCTCTCCCCTCGCTTATTAATACCTAATATCTGTATCAGCACATTAAAGAACAGACTCTTTCCGACGCCACGATTGAGAGATGTGACGAACGGTGATATACTTGGTTTTATGTGTGGTTTCTGCAACAACCATGCAACAAAATCCATAGCAAGCTGGTACTCAGCTGTACCCTCGTACCCAAATATCCTAGTCACTAAGAACTGAAACTCTTTCCACACCACATCTATCCTATCTTCAGATTTGTGAGGTCTTGGAATTGGTCTAAATGTGTTAAGGTACCTCTTCGACCCAACATCATCATGAGCGCTGAATACCTGACCTGCGTTGGGTTTAAATCCGAACGAATCAACCCTATTCTCGTCGTGCATCACTCTAATTACAACGTCTAGCGGATTGACTAACTTGCTTTTTCCACCCTCTAAGGTCACGTTCTTCTGAAATTTAGCTAACAGCGTCTTCATTGACCGCTCGTCGTGCGCATTTTTCGATATTATGTACGGATTCTCCTCCATTATGACGTAATGAATAGCAGATTTGTAGTTGGATAACTGAAATAATCCCTTGTTAATGAGGTCAATCGCTACATCGTACGGACTATTAGCCTGCATGACATAGACTCTTTGAATCATGGATTCTACGTCTACAGAATCTTCGAACGAATCTGGCTCCTCTACGCTCTTCGCCAACAGAGTACACATCTGTCGGGCGACTTCAATCGGAACTCCCTTGCCTTTTAAGACGTTGATAAACACAAAGAAACTCTCGTTTCTTGCTCCCTTGGGGATGAAATCGGGCACTTCCCCGCGTCGAATTTTGCTTCTGAAATCCTCCTTTTTCTCTTCTGCTACGGATATAATCCCATCTAAATCCTTATCCATTGTAGATTTGGTCCACTGTATAAGGACTTTATCTGGGAATAGAGGTAGTTCTGCCACAGGCACAAAACCCTTTGTGGCGTAGATTCCATTTTTCCATTGATTGAGGCTATTTATGAGGCGGTCTGGACCGACGACAAAACCTCCATTACCACGGAGGTCTACGGAAAAATACTTCTTTCCGTCCACAACTACGCTGACCATCGATTTTACGTAGGATTTCTCGAACTTCTCTGGGCGTCTGTAGAAAGCGTGCAAACCCCCGCTCTTAGTGACCGTCATCATAGTTGGCGGAGGCACATCAAAATCCTTCAATAACCTGTCAAACTCTAAGAACCCGGGCTTGTTATTCTTAACATCTATGTCAAGAATGACACACCCTTCACCGAGTACACCGAATCCACCCAACATACAATCATACTTCGACTTCAACAACACAGGCCAGAGATCTATTTCCCCCTCATCTCTAGTAGCCGCTATAACCTTATCAACCTTACTTGGGTCAATTACTGCATTCTTCGCCCACCCATAAGGCTTAATTAATGGTCCTCTCCCACTCACACCTAACGGAAATACCCAAAAACCACTCCTACTGAACTGCTTCGCTAAATCAAGTCTCGCATGAATCTCCTCCTCATGGGGCATACTCTCCTCCGAGAATTATAACGTGCCATTTGAAAAAGAAATCCCTCAAAGGCCATAAACCCCTGAGGGATAAGATTCCATGCCCCATGGCCATTGGGGCACAGAACCAAGAACTAATGTGTTCACTCTATTATTATAAATCAAGAATTACCAAAAGTAAACAGGAATCTTCTAAACATTGGTCTTCCACCATCTCTCCATAACAATATCCTTCATACCTCTAAGGTACACAGGATCTCTGTACTTAGACCGAATACATTTCTCCGCCTTATCTCGGTCTTTATCTAATATAGCTCCGTGCACATATCCACTCTCAGCGCACATTCGCACAAAATGCTTCTCTTCTTTTGTCATCCTTACTCACCTCCTTATACAATCCGACTTGCTGTGCATACTCTCTGAGCCTCCGGTCCGCAGGAGTACACATTCTCTTAAGGACGAACAGAGACCATGCATCCTCAGCGTACTGTCCACAACCTTTAAACTCCCTCACAGGATAATCTGCGAAAGAGTCGTACTGCTGCGACGCCTCGTAGTACTGCAGGCTCATCGCGAGCATGAACTGTTTCCTGTTCTTTGACATACCTAATGGTTTCAGCATTTCTTCCAACTCAAACATCTCGTGCACAGGCATTAACGCCATGTCCTTAGGACTCGGCCACCGACCGAATATCTTTCTCAACGTTGGCTCAGCCTGTACCCATGTGGTACGGTTTAATGTCTGACACACCACAAGCACCTTCCAGGGCCCGTGTTTAGTGTCTACATAATCCTCCTGTAATAATCTATCTCTATCATTCATTTCTCCTCCCATCTATTTTGTTCCTGATATCGATGAGATACTCGGCTAACTCATTATCCTTATCAGCCTGTTTCCCAGCACTCAGGACCGCGATCAGAGTTACACCTGCCACAAGTCCGACAAATAATCCGACACCTAAAAATAACCAATTATCCCACGTCATCTTACCCCCTCCTCATGCTCCGATACATTAGTACAAGAAATATACAGAAAACAGTGAACCATAGTGCCACATCAACCATTTATCACCTCCTTTATTCTGCGTTAAGCAACATTTCCACCACTAAATCCACCACCTCCTCTAACGGCGGAACTCCATAACTATCTCCGTATACCTGTCTCTCAGATAAAACGCGAAGACATGATTTTCTGATGTACTCCTCAGTCTCACACATATCTTTAAGAGCCTTATTAGTGGGGTAGAAGAGATTAAGAATATCATTAGCTGCATCGTTAATTGAAATTGAGTGTGTTGATTCCCTAAGTATCTCAATAATCTTATCTCTCATATCTCCTCGCGCACAAGTTAAATTTGACTACAATTTGTTAAACCAGCGCAATCAATTGCGCTCCAAATGCGCTCTGATTTAAAATTTTGAGCGCAGCTAATATGTTACTATTAACTTAAAACTTCGAGTTAATTCAGAGCGCAATGAACAAAATAACTAATAAAAACAATAACTTACGGCTCATTTGGATTTTTTCAGAGCGCACTCAGGTAAATACGAGCGCGTTCTGAAAAAATAAGGGCTCATATTTTCAATGAGCCCTTATAGCCAGAAGATTTTAAAACTTTAGGATTTAGGCTACGAGCTCCTCAGCTGTGGCCTTCTCTTTACCTCTCCTGTTCCCACCTCCACCGTCTGCAACCTCACCTGTTTTCTTCCTGAACGGCTGACCGTGAGAAGCGGCTCTCGCTGCATCGAATGCCTTCGCCTGATCGTCAGTGGCCTCTTCGTAAGCCTCGAGCTCGTTGATGAGCTTGTCTACGTCGCCGTTAGCGTACCCGGGGTGCTTCTTGAGGTACTCGATTCCATCAGCCTTCTGCTGCGCAGTCGGGGCAAAATCTGCCGTAACGTACTTGAATCCGCGCTCTTTCTTGATGTCATCGATCTTCCCGGTAGTCGTTCCAAACAACTTAGCGAGTGTCGCTGTGCTCTCGCCCCGGTTATCGCCGAATTTCACCATGTACACGACTGAAACAGGCATACGTCCCCTCACGATATCCAGTCTCCTCTGAGGCTCTTTCTTCTCCTTCGGAGCCGCTGCTGCGGCCTCTGCAGCTGTTGCCGGTACTACCGGTGTCTCGACTGCGGCTTTTCCTTTCTCTTTTCCTGCCATGACACAACCTCCTGAATTTAGTGAAATCTCAGACTCGAAGAGTCTGCGCTACTTGATCATACTCTTATTCTACAGCATAAATAATCAAATGTACACACAAAAACGCAAGGATTCGGAGAATTTTTATCGTCCTCCCTTGATACGATCGTACAACCGTCCGTGTACAGCTTGAGCCAATTTCACAAGCTCCGCATTTGTCAATGATTCAAGAGCCTCAATAAACTCATCTCTAGAAGCACCGAACGCATCCTTTGTTATCACAAATACAGGTCTACGGAGCGACGATTTTGGCACATACTCAATCCCATCTACAACCACATTACTTCTCATATCTCACCTCCTTTCCGTAACACCTTTTTAGCAGGAAAGCGATCCTACTCCTCGCCTGGTGAAGGAGTTTAACCCTGCTTTTCCGTCTCTTCGATAACTCAGCGAGATTCAACAATCTCTTCGCCTCATCGTACGGCTTAGTTATTTTCACCTAAACCTCCTTTCCCTAACATCCTCCTTTCGATAGAATCTAACCTCGCCACCATTGACACGAGGTACGACACTGCGCAGTCAGAATCAAAATACCACATACACCTCTCCCTCTCACAAAACACCGCGCCCTTAACGCTCATGACCGGACATATCTTGTCTACCATCCTCTTCACCTCCTTCCTCGTCTACGCGAATTTGACTCATAAGCCTCTTCACCTGATACTCAAGGTTCTTCACCCTCAAATCCATCAACACGGACTCAGCCCTTAAACCTGATATCATGTTAAAAGCGTCTAAAAGCGACTCAACCATCACAAGAAATCGCTCTTTATCTAATTTCTCAGCCACAGTATCCTCCTATATCCTCTCCAAATCGAACACTCTATACACCGTTAACAATCCGTGTCGATCGAGCTCAGCGCGATAGTCTCCTAACCTCGCTACCTCGTTATAGCGCGCTGAGCGCCCAGTCACTCCGTCAGAGAAGAGCCTGTGTTTTCCGTTATCAAGGAGCTCATGTGTCACAGACACAGTCACAGCCGAGTGACCGTCTCTAAACGCTGTCGACATTATCACTCTCGCTCTCACTCTCATAACTCACACCTCGCGCAATACGATTCTACCGTACGAGTGATCATATCGATCCTATCTGAGATCTCGTCAAAATACATCGCTAAAGGTGTTGTATAAGATTTCTTCTCTTCAGGACGTTTATCTGGTGCCGGCGGTGGTAATGACATTGCGTCCGCGAACTTTAGACCTACCTCACTAACCAAGTCTTCGAGACCAGTTAATTGTTTATTCAATATCTCCTTCAACTCCCGCACTTCAGTCTGTCTCATCACTATTGGATTCTCTGGCATTTTCATCTTCTTCACCTCCTCTCTGGATTAAGTCACTAACCGCTATGCGGCTAGGTTCTGACTCCTCGTCGATCACGTACTCAGCGCCCCTGTGCATACACCATAACCCTATTAGTTCCCATAAGAGGTCGTTATCCTCCGCGTACGTCTCGTCCACAGGTATGTGTATCGACTCTCCGTCGTACTCAACGAACACACCTGACGCGTCCGAAGCATGTGTCACTACAGCATCATATTCTATCATCGTTTCTATCACCTCCTCTCTGTAACTCCATCCGGACCCAGGAACCGAGCACCTGGGGCCGAAGCAATTACAGGTAGGAATAACCCATATCTCTCACCGCCTCATCTATCAGGTCGGCCTCAGGAAACTTCCTATTCACTCCTGTAAGGTCTCTCTCCAAAAACACATGACCACCACCGTAACTCCCAACGAACTTGTCACCCATCAGCACGTACGATACAGAGTGTTTAGGGTACTCGTTGGACAGAAATACTCTCGCCTCATCCGTCGCGTCGTCAGCAGCTCGGACCACTATCGATAACTCAGTCACACCAACTATCGGCGTCTTAAACACGCCCCACGGGTCTCCTACAGGCCTTTTCTTAAACTCGACCACGAGCTGTTTCTTAAACCTCTTCACATCCTCTGCTCTCACCACCTTAGCGAGCTCCTCTCTCTGGTGCTCAAGGAGCTTCAAATGAGTCCTCGTCTCTTTCAACTCCTCGTCAAGCTCCTTTAACCGCTCTTTATCTGTCATCCTCTCCTCCACTATTCTGTCATATAACCACCTCTCGACCGCGTCGAGGTCCCAGGACATATAGTCCTCGCTAAACATCACAGTCCAAAACCCTCGAGGGGTGAGCTCCACGTACAGCTCATGACCCTCGTACGAGTACATGAACCCAGGCTTACCCATCATATCAGTATCGGACAACACGTCGCCTATACTGCTAACCAACCGTTTGGTCGCTTGGAACTTCTCGAACGTCTGCATTCCTCATCACCTCCTTTAAATACCTCACACCAGCGCTCGGCGTTACAAACCACTTGCCAGTATACCTCCCGTTCTCGTAGAGGTAGAACTGATTGTGTAGGAACCGAAGCTCGTAGCACGTAGGACCCACGTACAGGTACTCTACGATATTATCCATTTGCCACCTCTTCCACTGTGTCAATCGCAGCGTCGATCTCATCCAACACCGCCTCTACATCGGACACAACTGTTTCAAGGGCCTCAATCATCTCATCCTCCTCAACACCCTTATCTCCTTCCTGCCACTTCTCGCTCTTCTCGTCCCAAACCTCCCTCCTCTCCTCGACGTACTGACTGAACTCGTCAAACGCTTTGCGCATGGCGAGAGAGAGGGTGAACAGCGCACCTTTCAACTCATCCAACACCACCTCATCTCTCTTAGTCATCTCTCCTCCTCATCTCAAACATATACCTCCGTTCATACTCCGGCCGGTCGACGCCAAACTCCACGACCACCTCCACCTCAGCCTCATCGTCCATAGATATCGGAACCAACAGGCGATAATCGTACACGCTCTGGTCACCCACCTCATCCCTCAACAAGTCACCCAACGTCACTCTTCCCTCCATTTCAATCCCCTCCTCTCTCCTTCCTCAACGCAGAGAACGTGTATTAGGTCTCCGAACGAATCCACCAACGAGTCCTCGAGGTCCCTAATATCTGTCTCGCCCTCGTCGAACCTCTTACACACTATCTTCCTCGTCAATGACATCACCGTCTCGTCCTTATCGCCGAGCTCCGAGGCAAGCTCCGCCAACAACATGTCATCAACCTTGTTCAGCTCATCCTGAACTTTAGGGTCCTCAAAGTCAAGCTCATCGTGACCCGGCACACAGTACCTCCTCGCGTCAAACATCACAGCGTCCTCGTACAGGTAGTCTATCACTTTGTCATGTAACCAAGCACCCATCTCTCTCACCTTACTCTCGTCTATATCCATACCTCCTCCTTTCTGAGGCAATGCCTCTTAAGACCGAGGACCGCGGTCCTCGGCCCCGAGAGGCACTACTTCCTCTCAGCCATCACTTCCCTCAATATCGCTGCCTCTTTCTCCCTCTGCAACATCTTCTGTTTCTGCTCGTACACCTCCTTGAACGTGTAACCGTTCCTCGCGCTGTACACCTGACCGTAACTGAGACCTGTCAACACAGCCGCCTGCTTGCTCGGCATCGGCGCAAGGTCTCCCAACACCACCCGCCTCGCGTCTTCTTCGGTCATAGCCCTTTGACTCCTCGGCTTGAAATTCACCGCTTTCCGTAGCTCCTCGAACTCAGTCCTTAACACAGCGAGCTCCAACCCCACCTCACCCAACATCTTCCTCAACTCATCGACTTCTGACTCCAGGTGTTGGCGAGCTACGCTCGCGGCACCATTTGCTAATCTCTTCACTGTCATCTCGATCCTCCTTCCACACAGACATACTCACCGTTAATAAGCTTGTACCGCTGACCGCGACCAATGCCTGTACCCACCCCGTACGTAAAGTGACACTTGTTACACAGACACCCCCACGGTCCCATCACAGTCCTACCATCAACGAACTCGCCTGTAATCGGCTTCTTACAGATATCACAGGACTTAGGAACCGGGCTCAACCACACTATCTTCTCGCTCATCTCATACCTCCTTTAGGGTTTCCACCTTTTCTCACACTTAAGACACTTGAACCTATCACCCACCCTGGTCAACCGCCTCTCAACACCACACTCACAATACTCCACTCTACCCCACCTCTTAGTGAGACGGTCGTACTGCCTCTGTACATCTGTCCTCATTCTCTCACTGTTCGTCATTCCAGAGTACGTCATTCCTATGACCTCCTGTCTGATGTAATATGAAATTTTTCAATTGTTATACTCATTATACCAAAAATTTTTCAATTTGTACACAGATTTTTTTAAGGTTTTGAAGATTTTTATCCATTAGGACCCTCCAAAGAGGTATTTAGAGCGCAAATGATGTATAAAAATCTTACTGGTTCTACAAATATTTCGGAACACGCAGGGGGATTACCCATTTTTTATCACCTCCTCCTGGGGTTAGTAGTGTAAAGAACCTTGCGGCGCAAATTCTTTGCTTGGCCCAAAGAACGTAGAACTTAGAACTTAGGGGCCAGGACCGTAAGTTGTTGTTTTTAAACAATATTATGCTCCTTTCTTTATCTTATCTATTCTACTAAATATATATAATATATATAAAGTGTATAGGGTAATGCCCGAACAGGACATATGTAACATAATATATATATAATATTTGTATGTAACTAAAAAGTTATGTTTGTAGAACAAAAAGTAGAATGCCATAAGTACTTGTTTTTAAACAATATTAGAGCGGAGCATGAGAGTGATATTCTACCTACCTCGAGCTAAGATTAGGTAAAAAATCTGTATCCCTGCAATATCCTATCACACTAGCCCTATGACATCAATCACCCCCTCTCGGTGCTCGGTAAACCGTACCATTGCATTTATTACTGATTCCCTGAGTCCTTGGTACTTGGCACCGAGGACCGAGGCAATAAGCTGTCTAGTACTCAGACACAAAAAAGAAAAAGGGTAGAGGGTCATGTGACCCTCTACCCTTAGCCTTACTTCTTCACTATCTGGGTCATATTACAACCCAACTGGTACAGGTTACCATTGAACTCTACCTTCCCTCCGGCATACCTGTTAGGCTTACCGGTACTGGATATCTTCTCTGCCATGAATACAAACTCTGCTACTACCTTCCCATTGTCATCCTTCACTGTGAGTGTCATTCTACTACCTCCTGTTAGGGTTATATTATCGCAAATAAATTTTGCGATTGTTTAAATCATATCACAAACAAAAATTTTTGTAAACAGATTTTTTTCATTACCTATCTATAAAGCCGTAGGACTGAGTATCGTAGCCCCAGGTATGATATTGAAAAACCCGTGACCCAGGCAGGAATTGCAACCCGGTATAAAAGCAGGTGGCCTAGTGTGAATATGACCTATTTTTGTCCGGGGCCCCGAGTACTATGGTCTTTGTTCTAAGGGTCCTAAAATTTTTAAGAGAGCTTTCTTATGATCTTTCTCCTATCGATCCTATTACATGATAATATATCTTTAGATCCCCGTGTACTTTTGTGCTCGTTCGATATATAATGTAAGTATAATGCTAAAGACCTAGCAGGAGGACCTTAGGGACGATGAGCTCAGCACTAGGAAGTAAAAACAGATTTACCAGGATAAGAGAGGATTTCTTAGACGCATTTTACAGCGATCGAATTGGAGGAGTTAATGGACTTATTAGTTGGGTATTGGAAGATCCTAAGAATAAGGAGACTTTTTACCGAATGATAGTTCAGATGCTCCCCAAAGAGCTTAACCTTTCCGGGCGCGAGGGAGGACCGATTGAACTCTCCGACCCAGAAAGAATCACTAAACTTCATTTCGTTATCGCGACGCTTGAGAGAATGGCAAAACGAACTGTAGAGGCTTCCGTGGTGGCGACGCCAGAAGTTCCTTTAGTCGACGCTCCTCAGGAGAAGATTGAGTACGAACAAAAGCCTCACCAAGACAGAGTATCTAACCTCATTAACTTCGTTAAGAGGATTGAAGGAGTGAAGGTGGCTTAGTGCAGACGACTCTACCCGAACACAAGCAGACTTACGAGATGTTGTCTGAGATAATGAGGGGTCTTCCTGAGGAGGACAAAATACTCATCGACGAGATCCTGACGGAAGAACTCCCGGTGTGGACGCCGATCGAAGGTCCCCAGCGCGAAGCATATGATAGTGAAGCTGACATACTGTTCTTCGGAGGGGCTGCGGGCGGGTCTAAGACTGACCTTCTGATCGGACTGTCGTTGACCAAGCACTACCGCTCGATCATATTTCGCCGGGAATCAACGCAGTTACCGGCGATAATCGATCGCATCGGAGAGGTCCTTGGCTCTCGCAATGGGTACAACGGACAAACCCACACTTGGAGGATAACTAACGGCCGTCAGATTGAGTTCGGGTCAACTCCATTTGCGGGCGATGAGCGCAGGTACCAAGGACGCCCGCATGACCTGATATGTTTCGACGAACTCCCCAATTTCTTAGAATCTCAGTTCCGGTTCCTATGCGGTTGGAATAGGACCACTCTAAAGGGTCAGAGGTGCAGGATCGTCTGCGCCGGGAACCCGCCGACTGAGGCTGAGGGCGAGTGGGTCATACGTTATTGGGCGCCGTGGTTGGACCCGACGCACGATAATCCGGCGAAACCAGGAGAGCTTCGTTGGTACGCGATGGTAGACGGAAAAGAGACGCCTGTTGAGGACGGAACTCCGTTCCCTCACAAGGGTCAGTTGATAAGACCGCAGTCTAGGACGTTCATCCCATCTAAAATTCAAGATAATCCCTTCCTCATGGAGACCGGGTACGAAGCTACCCTCCAAGCATTACCAGAGCCTCTTAGGTCTCAGATGCTTGAGGGTTCGTTCACTGCGGGTAAAGAGGATGACATTTGGCAGATAGTGCCGTCGAGTTGGGTTGATGCCGCTATGTTGAGGTGGAAAGAGGACGGTCTCTTCGGGAAGAAGATGTCGTCGGTCGGAGTCGACGTCGCGAGGGGAGGGAAGGATAATACCGTCGTCTCTTCGAGGTACGACTGGTGGTTTGATAGGTTGAAGACGTACCCAGGGACTGACACTCCGGACGGAGCTGTTGTCGCTGGTATCGCTTTCGCCCTGACGAAGGATTACGCCCCGATACACGTCGATGTCATCGGTATCGGGAGCTCGGTTGTCGACCACTTGAAGGATAATAACGTACACGTTGTCGCGGTGAACGGTGCTGAGTCTGCGGACGAGGGTGCCCGGGACCGAGCGACCGGTAAGTTGAAATTTAGGAATCGAAGGGCTCAGAACTATTGGAGGTTTAGGGAGTTATTAGATCCGGCGAACAACAATAACGTCTGTCTCCCGTTGGACACGAAATTGAAGGCGGATTTGTGTGCCCCGCGGTGGAAGTTGACTACGTCTGGGATTTTAGTTGAGTCTAAGGAGGACATAAAGAAGAGGTTAGGTAGGAGTCCGGACCATGGAGACGCTGTGGTGTTAGCCGCTATAGCGACGGAGAAAAATCACGGGTCGTACCTCGGGAAGTTATGGAGGAAAGGGATGAAGAAAGGGAGTTGGCGTGTTAACTGAGCATAAGTTAGACTCCACTGTAGTTGATACGATGGGGTATGACCCTGTCGAGCAGGAGATGATAGTGACGTTTAAGACCGGTAAAACGTATAGGTTTAGAGAGGTTCCTAATCAGGTGTACGCAGGGTTGTTGGCTGCGGAGAGTCCGGGTCGGTTCGTTCACCAGGTGTTGAGGACTTATGGTGGTGAGCAGGTTTTAGCGGAAGAGCCAGAGGTTAAGGAGGAAGAGGTGAGCGACGAAAAAGAGGTTGAGGAAAGGAAGGAAGACGATGGCTTGTAAGAAGAAGAGCGGAACGAGGAGGAAATAATGCCGTACTCTTATAAGAAGGTCGGGGGTAAGTACTGTGTGTTTAAGAAGGATACGGGGGAGAAGGTTGGTTGCACAGGAGGGTCTAAGGAGGCGAGGAACAAGTATTTAGCCGCTCTTCATATGCACGAGCCCCGGAAGTTGAGTATGCATAAGGGGGGTAAGTGAACGAGAACGATGTGAAAGTGCCTCGGTCTCTGTCAATGGGTCAGAAACTCATGAGGTTGGGTACTGAGTTAGCTGGAGCAGAGAGCAAGGTGAATCCGATTTTTGCAGCGAACAGATTAAAGAGGAAGTTATTGGGTACTGCCGCTACTCTCTTTAAAAAACCAAAAAATCGTGGTACAGAGGATCTGTATGACGAAGATTATGACAGAAACGCGATAAAATCGCCTAAGACCGAAGGATCGGCGAAAGAGTTTGACCTAGATGAAGAGGCTTTAACTAGGAATAAACCGAAAAAAGGAGTTGGTATATGATAAATTGGATTGGTGGACTTCACAGGGAGTTGCACTACGTGCACAGTCCTGATATCGAGGGAGGGTACGAGCCTGCGCTGTTCATACTTCACTACGAGAAAAAAGGTAGATCGTTCGTGATACCGATCGGTGCTATATGGAAGTACATGGATCCAATTCATTATAAGGGCGATGAGGTCGCGATGAGGTCTGATTGGAAAGAGTTCAACAATATAGTGATAAAAGCTAACAGAGTGTTGAGGGGAGGATCTCCGTCTGACTTAATCGCGGTTAAACCGAATTTATCAGACCAGAAAGAAGCTGTAGAGACGTTATCCGCGTGTAATTTCGCCTACCTCCTTCACAAATCTACCGGTATTTACCTGTGTACATCTTATAACCTCGCGAGGTGTATGCAGATGTTTGAAATTAATCCTACACCTCAAGCCGCAGCTCAGTTGCTGTTGTGGATTCAGTCCAGGTTAGAAGACTTAAAGAATATGCCGGAGAATCCGGAAAAAGAGGATCAGTACGTCGGCGGAGAGGCGAGTGTATTGGTAGACGGAGAGAAAGTCGTTACTAAAGAAATGACTGTCAGTGAGACAGATTTAGTGGTACACGATAATGCCTAGTTACGATATAAACGTTCACGAGGCTGGAGCGAAACACATATCTCCGTCCCTTCGGACAACGGGTCAAGATACTAACGCGGTTAAGACAATGGTTCGTCACCCGTTAGACGGAGATGTTTACCACGAGAGATTCAGAAAACTTCAGCAGTGGAGGCGTCAAGCTAGAGTCGCTCAGGCAGATAATCGCACTGAGATGGCTATGGATGAGGATTTTTACGATGGAATTCAGTACGATGCTGAAGATTTATTGATATTAGCTGAGAGGTCTCAGGCACCAGTAGTATTTAACGTGATAAAGAACGCTCTTAACTGGGTTCTTGGTACTGAGAAAAAGAGCAGAGTTGATTGGAGGGTGCTCCCGAGAAAGAAGAGAGATGCTGACGAGGCTAAAGTGAAGACTAAAGTCATGAAATACGTCAGCGATGTCAATAAGATCGAGTACGCTCGCAGCGAGGCGTTCACAGAATCTGCTATCGCCGGTCTCGGGTGGATAGAGTGTGGTGCTAGAAATACAGATGAGGTACTCTTCGCGCGCTCTGAGAGGTGGAGGAATATGTGGTTTGATCACCTTGGCACTGCTCTCGACGGAAGTGATATGAGGTATGTGTTCAGGGAGAAATGGGTTGATCTTGATATTATACAGGCTATGTTTCCTGACAGAGAACATGATTTAAAGTCGTTGGCTGAAGGCGTTAACAGTTTATATCCGTACCACCCGGATGACACTGTTGTGACAGATAATGCGTCTGAGTTTGATTTAGAGAGCGATTTAGACGCGCTTTTCGGCGGACCGTTTGATGGAATGAGGGAGAGAGTTAAGGTTGTCGAGATGTATTATCGAGTTCCTCAGAGAGTTCAGATAATGAAGATGTTAGATAATACGACTCCTTACGGAACACTTGATGGTGCGATATTTAGGGAAGATTATCCTGATCACCGTTATCTCGTTAGAAATAATTACTTTACAGTGTCTGATGCCACTAAAATGGTGGTTCGCCAGGCTATGTGGGCGGGTGGTATACCTCTACAGGACGTACTTTCTCCTTATAATCATGATAGATTTCCGTTTGTACCTATATTTTGTTATCGTCGGAAGAGGGATAATATGCCTTACGGCATAATCAGAGATCTCCGTGACCCACAGAGCGACCTCAACAAGCGCAGGTCGAGGGCTTTATTCCTTTTATCTGCTAATCAGGTCATAGTTGAGAAAGGATCTGTAGACGATATAGTCGATTTTCACTCTGAACTTCAGAAACCAGACGGCGTACCCGTGGTCAATGAAAATAAGATAAATAACATTCGTCCAGTCGAACACCTTCAGAAGGTCGAAGCGCACACTGCGATGGCTCAAGATGATGAGCGGTTCATTCACTCTATTTCTGGTATAACGACGGATACAGAGTGGCAGACTAAACGGGAATTGAGTGGTAAAGCCATAAACTTGATGCAGAATCAGGGTATGACTGCGCATGGAGTGATATTTGACAATTACTACTACGCTCATCAAACAATGGGAGAGATGCTTTTATCGTTGATCGAACAGTTCTACGATCAGAGTAAAGAGGTAAGGATTACTGGTGATCAGCATGGAGATGAGTTTATTGAGATTAACAAATTTATGGATGATGGATCGATAACGAACTCGATTACAGCATCTAAAGCTGACTTTATAGTTGGAAAACAAGATTATAGGGAGACTATTAGGTTAGCGATGCTTGAACAGTTCTCTGAACTTCTCAATAATGTGGCAAAAGTTAATCCTGAAGTATCGTTAGCGCTCCTTGACTTAGCCGTAGAACTCATGGACGATCTTCCGAATAAGGATGAGGCTGTTTCTAGGATACGTCAGATCAATAAGCAACACGCTCCTGAGGACGAATTGTCTCCTGAGGAGAAGATGTTGATTCAGCAGCAGAACATGAAAGCTGCTCAAGAGTCAGAAACCCTTAAGCAGCTACAGACTGCGTTGCTTCAGATACAAGTATTAGAGGGACAGAGTAAGACTGCGAAAAATCTCGCGGAAGCTGCAATGACAAAGATAGACGGGTTTTTAAAGGCTATCGAAGCGGCTGGAACAATTAGTATGGCTCCGCACTTAGTTAAAGCGGCTGATACGGTCGTAGCGGAGTCGCAGAATATATCACAATAAAAGGAGGATATTATGCCAACAGGTGACATTACGTTATTGCAGACACTTCCGTACGAGATAAATTCTGTCTGTAATGACGGGACTTACGTTTATGAAGCGTGTAGCGATGGATGGCTTCGGTCGTACGCTATTTCAGGCGGTGCAGTGGTAGCGCTGGCTCATTTTGATGATAAAATGGTGGCGATACAGACAGATAATACGTACGTATTTATCGCGTTTAAGAATGGAAGAGTGAAGAAGTACGCTATTTCTGGGGGTGCTATCACAGAGATTGGTACTGCGACGATGTTATCTCATTTTCCGACCGCAATGACTTTCTACAGCAATGATCTTTACGTTGCTCAAGAGGGTGGATATCTGAGGAAACTTCACACATTACCAATAACTTCACTTTCACCGTCGATATCGCCATCTAAATCACCGTCACTCTCATCATCGATATCACCGTCTAAATCACCGTCGATATCGCCGTCTAGATCGCCATCAATTTCACCTTCACCGTCAGCGTAAGGGAATAATGCAAAAGGAGGAATTATATGCCAGGACAGTCTAAGGAAAAAGATGAATTCGTAGCTCCTGAAGACGAGAAGATTGAAACTCCTGAGGGTTTTACACCTGAAGAGTGGGAAGATCTGTCTGAAGAGGAGAGGAAAGCGATTTTGTCTAAAGACGATGATGTAGAAGAACCTGAGAAGGAACCAGAGAAGGAACCTGAGAAGGAGCCTGAGAAGGAACCTGAGAAGGAGCCTGAGAAGGAACCTGAGAAGG